ATCTGCGTGAACTGCGTCATAGTTCTCCTCGAGATACTTCAGGACATCATCCTGGATCGCCCACTCAAAGAAGTTCAGCTGTCCAACCGTCGTGTCCATACCCATAAACTGAATACGCTTCCAACGGCAGAAGGGGTCAAACATCTTTTTGCTATACGCCTTCAGGTGAGACTTGTAGGCAAGATAGACAATGACGTGACGACCCCCGACCACATACGAAACATTGTGCTTCTTTGCATAGTTGGTCACAAGCCAATCCAAAAGACGAAGGCTGATGCGAGACTCTCCTGAGAGGATTGTTTGAACTTTCTTGAGATGCTCTTGGTTGGAATAGAAGCCCTCCAATCGGTGGAGGACCCAATGATCGCGATTTTGAATGACCTCCATTTGTATTCTTACTTCGGTATTCTCGCTTAAAGTGCTTGGGTAGGATAAAGACAAATGGCTCAAGAAGAACTTGGAGTTGGAATTGCAGTGTGTGTCGGAGACGTCATTGATCGTGTTCGCAAGTCAGGTGGAGTCATGGAGGCAACTACGCCAGGTGTTTTTATGATGCCCGAGGGTGACAAGGAGTACGCTAACTTCCTGGAGATGCTTCGTGATCAACCTCCGCTCCCTGATCCTGTTTTCAAGGAGGGTGATTGTTTGCCAACGATTGAGGACGCTGGGTTTCCCCTTGACAAACTAGATGAGTATGACAATGAGTTCAAGAAGATGTATGAGGATATGTTCAGCCGTCTCGATGAGTTTGGGACCATGGGTGCAGGAGAGTTTGAGATGCGCCTAAAGCAACGACAAAACGAACTTTCGGAGAGCAAGGATATAGACAGCAATGGAGGAGGCACTTGCTTCCCATCTTCTAGAGAATCGTCCGTATACACATCTGAACATCCGACTACGCCAGTTCATGGTCCTGTGCCGCTCGCTTCATCCGGAACTTTCTTACACCCGTCTGAAGAGGGAAGTTATGAAGCTGGTGCAGAAGCTGATGACGAGCGAGCTGGGACGCCTGTGGATGCGTGATCGCTGTTTTGAGCGTGTGATTCGGTTGTATGGCAAGAATGATCAGCGAACGGACGCTTGGTTGAATCAGCGTGGCACAATGATCACTGCGTCTGAAGTGTCCAAGGTCTGGACAACTCCTGCGTCTCGCCTTGAGCTGCTGACAAAGAAACTTGAACCGCCTGTGAGGGCAGAGGGTTCAAATCCTATTGCTGCATTGATTTGGGGAACTCGCTTTGAGCCTGTGGCAAAGAAGATCTACGAGGATAAGACTGCGTGCAACATTATAGACGTAGGGTGCTGTCGACATCCAGTCTACGACTTTCTGGGTGCTTCTCCTGACGGGCTTATTGTTCCACGATTTGCAGATTCCGATCCTCTGCGTTATGGTCGCTTGGTCGAATTTAAGTGCCCGATGAGTCGTGTTCGCAAGGATGAGATCCCGATCTATTACGTGGACCAAATGCAGATGCAGATGGAGTGCACGGGGATTGACGAGTGCGAGTATGTTGAGTTCCGTTTCAAGCAGGTGAACTTTACGGCCTGGGACGAGAGCACACTGAAGAAGGGAGTCTTTGCTGTGGATGAGAAGGAGACGGTCGAGTACAAGCCTGATGACATTGATCTCCATGACTGGCAGTGTGCGCTCCAGGGAGATCAGCAGTACGTGTATTGGGTCCTCTCAGATATCAAGGAGGACTTTGTTCCTAAGGATCCTAACTGGCTGCCTAGCCATCTGCCCGATCTGAAGGCCTTCTGGGATGATGTCGTTCGTCACCGTGAGAACGGAACAAAACCAGAGCCACTTCCTCCTAAGGTACCGATACTCGACATTTAATCCACTGCCAAACAGTGCGTGGTGGTGCAAACTTGGTATTCCATTCATCAATTGTGTATTGACTCCCCATGCTCAAGTTACATCTCGAGCAAATTGGGATCAAATTTTGAACATCAGTTTTTCCACCTTTGGCCTCTGGGATATTGTGACCACATTGAAAGTCAAACACATTCATGGTATTCGTACACCACGAGACCTTGCATTTGCTTTGAAACTTTGGTCCTATACGAACCAACCAAACCTGTTCACGAAGTGCTCTTGGGATTTTTGATTTCATTGGTTCTTCTTACTTGCGACCCTTAAGCTTCTTGCTCCTACGCCTCCGACGAGTTTTACGGCCGCCAAGGTTGTTCATCTCAGCAATGATATCCTTGTGCATCGGATTAACAATTTCATTTAACTTTTTAGACCTTTCCATTTCAACCTTAACACCCTTTATCTCTTTTTTCATACGAGCATCCTGATCTTTCTTAAGTGCAGCAGTTTTCTGCTTCATTTCAGCAAGATATGCGTCATCATCGCACGTTTGCTTTGACCCGCATGCTCCCTTCCCCTTCATTATCTAATGTGCCGATTAAACTTTGGAGTTCCACTGATTCACCTGCCAAGGAGACGTGGATCCAACTGCCTCACCAACGCTGCTAGGGATCACAAAGTGGTTGGTCCGCTGAGAATAGGACGAATCCTCAAGGGCCATCGCACGCTTCTGCTGGCTGGTGTCAATCATCTTACCTTCAGGGGGTCCACCATAGAACTTCTCCATTCCAGGGACGAGTTTCAGAACAAGGGCAACGACTACAAGAGCAACTAAAAACCAGACCCACTGCTTCATTGTTCAACTACCCGAAAAAAACGAATGTCGTACTCTGTAAGTAGAGAGACTACACAATGGAGGAAACCGCACTATCTACTCTTCGCACTATGCTTGAGCGCCGTAAGCTGGCCACCACGACTGAACGGATTACAACTGACAACAAGAAGATGGAGAAGGTCACTCTCTACACAATTGGTGACGTGCTTGTCTGCTTCAGCCAGAAGGACAAGGTTCTTGCGGGTGACATCACGAATGTGTTGTCATTTGCCGAAGAAAACGGTCACAAGAATGGAATCATCATGGTTGCAATGAGTCCACCGTCGGAGAACGTTCTGCGGGTCGCAAAGTCATATTCGAAGAATCGTCTAATGTTCTTCCACATTTGGCAGCTTCAGTTTGACATCACAACGCACCGCATGGCAATGCCTCACCGAATCCTTGCAGAGGATGAGCGCACGGCCGTATTTGATAAGTTCAAGATCTCGGATCCTGAGAATCAGCTGCCATGGATTGATTCGCAAGATACGATGATCAAGTGGATTGGTGCGATCCCTGGTGATGTGATTGAAGTGACTCGCCACTCAGACACTGCGGGTCGGAGTTTGTATTATCGCTACTGCGTTGAAGATGTTAATGTCGCTCAGTAATAATGGATACTTTGGAAAACACATACCTCCAAAAGCGTTCTCGGTACGACTCGCTCATTGCACAGAATGACCCTACAAAGGTCACTGAAATCAAGAGTCTCAACTCAGAACTTGCAGCCCTCCTTCAGAAGATGCTCGTTGAGGTTTCTAGGGTCAAGGAAGACGCTGGCAAGATTGATACGTATCGCAATGAGTTGATTGCTAAGCTGATCAAGGTTCAGAATGACCACAACATCATGCTTCAGCAGAAGGATCAACTTGAAACACTTAAGCTGCTTCAGGGTCACGAGAAAGTCAAGTTTGACGCCACCTTTTTTTGGTATGCATTCTTCCTAGGAGTCGTGTCGATTGCATTTGTACTTGTATTGATGTGGAAAGGTCACAAGGCGCCTGCAATGCCTGCGATGATAAGTAGTCCAGCAATGACACCGCCCTTGATGTAGAGGTGAGTGTTGTCAATGGCCTCAATCTGCTTCTCGTAGATCCTCTTTGATTGAGCATACTCACTTTCAAGTTGAGGACCCTTCTGCTTGATCTCTTTCATAGCAGCATCAAGTTTTGTGACGTTCTTGTTACTGCGTTCATACGACTCCATAAAGTCTTTGATACGTTCGCTATCTTGAGCCACAGATGCGTTTTCCATCTCAATGACTCGGTTCATCCAGGCTGAAGCCCATTCATAAGCAGCCTTGTGTGATGCATTACCAGAAACCTTGTATGCTGCGTAATTCTGTTTGTATATGTTAGTAATCTGGTCAAACCAAGGCGGAACACTCATTATCTTCTTGTTCCTAAAACAAAATGCCGACTTCTCCATTTGGACAGATAAACCCCCCTGTTCGCAGGGCGATGGTTGGTGACGCATCTGAACACACACGATTTGTTCGCATGGCGGCTACGATTGCACCGTATATCTCACAGGGTCAGTCTGCGAGGCCTAATGGACTTGGATGGCGTAGTATGGATGCAAACCGTGACGCAAAACTCTTCTACCTGCAGTTTGGAACATACAAGTCTTTTATTCCGAACCGTTAAACAATGGGAGCAGGTACATCGTGTCCGTCCGATTTTGATCAAGGATTCTTCTCCTGCCGCATGAAGTGTCCTCCTGGATTCAAGTATGCACAGGATCCGCCTCAAACAGATAAGTGTGTTCTGTTTACGGATAATTCAAAGAGTTTCCCCCTTAGAAACCTTCCCATGGCACCTCCCACATCACCAGTCTATGACCAAGAACGTCAACGTATTGCCACTGTGTTAGCAGGCATGACCTCGGTAGCTCCCTTTCAGGATAATGCGGTGGCTGCGACACGAGAGCATGACACCCTAAAGTCACAGTATGCTGGATATGCAGTTCAATCAGATGCAGGTAAGAAGATCAAGGAAGTTTCCGATACGTTAAAGATGCCTCGTCCTCATGTTCAGCCAAATGAGATTCAGACAGTGCGAACGAAGATCCTTCACCCTCCGAATATGAATGTTATCCAAACGGCACTCTTCACAATCTTGATTGCCCTTGTGGTGTTTCTGGTCATACCAACTGAGTATGCTTCTGGGGTTGCGTTCCTGACGTTGTGCATTGGAACTTCCGTCGGAATCTATCTGAGTACTAGATAATGGGAAACTGTCCATCCGAGTTTGTGGTGGCGCCAAGTGGCTTTGGATGTATTATCCAATGCCCTGCTTCAAAGAACTATCAGTTGACGGCGAACGGACAAAAGCTCTCCTGTACGTATACGGCCGACCCTTCGATCAGTGTTCCGTTGAGCGTAGTTCCAATGGCTCAAGGTCATGTAGCTAGTTACACTACGTTACAAAACAAGTCCGTATACCAAACTGAAATTGATCGCTTTACCAACGCAATGGCAATTGCAGATGCGAAGATTGATAAGGAAGTCAAGGTAAGGACTGCATTCAACACCCTTCAGGACGCTGAGAATGCTCGTGATCAAGCACCCGATGCATACGAAGCCGCCAGGGTATCCTACTACACGATGGTCAAGGGTGATAAGTGGATTGAAGAGGAGAGGGACCGTATTGCAAAGATAGAGGCACAGCCAGTTGTTAATGATTTCCTCAACAAGTTCAAGGATATTCAGAATAAGAAGTCTCAACAGAAGTCGACCCTTGAGGTCGCTGAAGGTGTTCGCAATAAGCTCTTGAGCGTCCAAGGCGATCTTCAGTATTCTGTCTCTGCATTTGAGAAGCAGATCTCAAACATCAAGAACCAGATCAACATGGAGAAGAAGCAACAGATTGAACAGGCAGAATCAACTACGTCTTGGATTGATTCATTGTTGAATTGGCTCATCGTGGTTTCTACCCTGATTGCGATTGTTGTCATCGTTCGGCACTTTACGAACCGCGTTCAGTCACCTATTCCTTCTACCATGATACCAACATAATGGAGGTAACGGATCCTCGCTCAGTCGCAGACTTTCAAAAAACAACCTTTTGTGGACACCCAAGGTCACACGTCGTGAAGGTTCTCCTTCAGAACGTGCAACTCGGTCATGCGGATTACGCATGTTATTGGTCTCTTGAACTTCTTTGTTCGGGACTTGTTCATAGCTTGTGGGCAACCTTCTTTGATGCCGCAGCACTTCACATCAATCGAGCAAACCCAAACGTGTTTCTGTACTTGGCTAATGCATACGAACGATATGCTCCGATTGAGCAGGTCTTCAGTGTTAGCAACATGACGTCTATCCGTAACAATGTAGATGTTCGTCAGCTCGTCTGCGAGGTTGCTGCTACGTTGTCCATGTGTCGCAAAAATAAATTGCCTTCACTTCCAACAATCAAGCCTGTTCATGATTTCGATCCTCAGACCATTCAGGAGCATCTCAAAGCCCCGTCTCAGCTTTATGGGAGGCTTTCGCTTCGGCCCGCAGATCCCTTGCCTGTCGCAGTTCCGATCAACGAGTTTGTATATTGCTTACGATCCGATGTTCGTGATGCGACACGGGCGCTGTATTGGATGGCCTGGGTGTTCGCCTATTGCCGAGAGCATAAAAAACAAGCCAAGCAAGCACTTATCTTTGCAAACCGATTTGATGAGTTTGTGTCGGAGCCCCATGGAGCCCATCCTGTTTGGATCTTCTGGGACGCCATCCGAAAGCAAGCTCAAGGCAACGCAAAGGCGGTTATCGAAATCCTTTACAAGATGTACTGTTTGCGATGGAGCCCTACGGAAGCAAAGTCTAAGCAGCATCTCCTCATCGCCGCCGTTGTGATCGTCTGTGAAGGAACTACGTTTGATGCAAGTGTGGTGTCTGGAAGCACGATTGCAGTGTCAAATGTCCTTCAGGGGATGCCTGGATGGATTGATGCAATTGTGAGAATGAAGCAGAGTTTTGCTTAAAATGGATGTGGTTTTATGAAGGGTCTGTATATCAACTGTTAAAATGAACTTCAATCCCGAAATCTCAGCATCCAAGGTCGCAGCACTCATCGGACTCAACCCCTACCAACAGCCAAATGAGGTCATGTATGATCTCCTCGCAAAGCACCTCCCAACCAAGATCCGCATGGCCAAGATTGAGTCAGATGAGCATCGTAAGGCACTTTCCAAGATCAAGAACGAGATCCTCTACACACAGGCAGTCAAGGATCTTATTGCAAATGGGATCAGAGCTTGCATAGGTAAGACAGATATCACTGATGTACTTGGAGATGTTGAGAAGAAGGCTAACCTTATCATTGATCTTCGTCACTCTGAACTTCCACTCGAGGTTCGGGACATTGTTGCGAAGGAGGTTCGTGGCTCTGTTCAGAAGAGGCGTGGTATCAACAGTGAGAACACTATCCTCAACACCTATGAGGACGAGAACAAGGTTCAGGTCAAGGACCGCAACACGACGACCTTTAAGAAGACGTACGACGGCTGGCGACTAATTGGTCGCACGGATGGATACGTGGACGAGCACAAGCGCATCGTTGATTCCAAGGCACGCACTCGCTGGTGGCCCCAGGTTCCGCTCTATGACGAGATCCAGATGCGAGTCTACATGGAGCTGTCTGGGGCTGAGGAGGCAGAGCTGTTCGAGGCGTTTCCTGACCACCGCACACGCACGACCAAGTACCTGAACGACCCTGTAAAGTGGAAGACAATCCAGGACCAGCTGGTTGAGGTGGTCGGACATATGCAGTCTGCTACGGTCAATGATGATGTCCTTCGTGATATCGTTTTCGCAAACACGGTGGTAGTCTAATAATGAAGCTTATCATGACTAGCACGGTCCCCGAGGACTACAAGAACCAAAAAGGAACAACCTATGAAACCAGGTATCTTTATACTGGGTTTGGTAGGTATAACGAACATGAGAAGACACTTGAGACAATTCAGGTTGATACCAAGGGCGAGTATGATTTTTTCAGTCGTCAGCAAGATCCCCAAGTGTTTTCAAGGGTGTATCACACTGAGCTTGTGACGGTTACGGTTTATTCTACGTCTCCTCGTGTGTGGAGTGAGACAATTGGACCAGCTACTTACTTTTTTCAAGCGATCGAGCAGGTGGGTCCGCAGCCGAGCTTCTGAGCCTGCTCCGTGACAGCCTCCTTGACCTCGGCGGCAGAGATGACTCCATCGCCATCCTTATCCAGCTTGCTCAGCGGCTTCTTGAGCTCCTCCAGCAGCTCCTTGATGGCGGCCTTCAGTACATCCTTAACGATCTTCTCAACATCAGCCTTCAGCGCATCGGGGACACCCGAGGCGACGATCTCAGCGACCTTCGTCTCGACCTTGACGGCAACAGGCTCCAGAACAGTCTCGGGCTTAACTTCATCAGACATTTGCGGTTTGTTTTATGCTTAGAAAAGGTCTGGGATATGTAAATGGACGTCTGGAACATCCTCTCCACTGGAGCATCAACACTCATACTCCTTGGACTCATTCATGTCGCTGTTTTCTACGTGGTGCGGACAATGTATCCTCCACTCCCTCCAAAGCCCGTTATGGTTGCACCGCCTCCACAGGTAAGGTTTGAGCTTCCAGTAGAGCCAGCACCGCCAGTTGCTCCTGACATCCCGTTGGTGACGTCAAAGCTGCCTCCTCCAGTTGATACTCGTGATCCTGGTCCCGCTCGTCCAGCCCAGCCCACTTTCACCGAAGCGACGAAGGAGAAGGAAGTGACCCTGTCTGCAAATGTCCCAACGTATGAGAGCCTTTTATCGGCCGTATCCTCTAGTAAAGAAGGGCAATCCAACCTCGGACCCCTTTCAGGTCCCTCAGCTTAGTGGAGTTCCAGGATGGATTTACCTGACCCATGACAAAGAAGGTAATGCCCATGCATATTTCACCGATGCGAAAGGAGACAGGACTGATGAGCTCGCTCTGGTCATGGATGAGCGAGTCTGTTGTGACACCATTTTTAGAGTCGTTCGACTGGCGCCAAAGATTTATGTGGTTTATGATCTCTTTGTCTTGAATGGTGTCAAGGTTCATGAGACTCTGAGTTTTCAGCAGCGTCAGGAACGGATTGAGACTATCCTTGAATTGTTTCATCAACCAGACTTGGTTGCATTGACCACGATTGCAGATGCTCCTGTTGGATCACATATTCGTGGCTATGAGCAGTACGACAATATCCCTGGGTCAATCGGCGTTTATATTCCTGACACTAAGTAAATGTCTTGTTCAAATATGGGCGGACGTCGTCGGTCTCGTACCCGCAAGATGCGGGGTGGCAATGGATATGGTGTCGGTGAGCCGATCGCTGTTGGTGCGCTCGAGTATGTTCCTAACATGACTTCAGTCCCCGATGGTGCTGCGTACAAGCCTACGGGCGGTCGTCGGGTCCGTAAGTCTCGTAAGGGCAAGAAGTCTCGCCGTACTCGTCGCAGTATGCGTGGAGGTGGTTCGGTTGCGAACGTTGGATATGGATTTGCTGGCGATGGAGCACGTGGGCTAGCCAATCCGTCTGCGTATGCATCCAACCTGCCCCCTAGCGGTGCCTTTGCTATTCCTTCGGGGACCCGCTAGTGCGGACAACAGCATCTGCAAATACATAGGGCATGTACAGTGAGTTATTCGTCACAATGAACGGCCCACCAACCATCTGACAATGCAAAAACATTCGCTGGACTTCAAACCGCAACTCGGTATATTCGGTATAGTCTTTCCACGTCTGGTATGCTTTCATTCCAGTCATGGCAATTGTCATCGGATCTGACTGACGGAGTAAAGCTAAAAATAGTATTATGATCGGCATGAGAATCATGTCGCTCATAAGATTGATTGTTTCCACCCACGACTCGGGAGCGCATTTCTTTCGTAGATTTATGTAGCGTTCAGCTGTTTCAAACGGCTTACTCGGCAGGCTCACCATCCTGAACGATCTTTACTCCGTCCGCTGGAAACTTTACCTCCTCAAGTGTCCGAACATCAATGTAGACGATGTTCGTATTCTCACGGACCTGAATCATGTGAAGGATGAGATCCAGGCGGATTGTGTTACCAACTACCATGTACTTCTGCATGGCGGCGGTCAGATCAACCTCGGTGGTCTTGTCTCCGATCCAGATCCAAGGGACACGAGCGGGCTGCTCAAACGGGCTGTAGCGGTCACCGACCCACTCCTCGCCCTCGTAGAAGAGGTTACACTTCTTGACACCATCCTTGACCCACTCCTCAATCAGAATGCTGTTCTCGGGGACACGGGAATACTCAAAGTCATCTGAATCGTATTCGTCTGAGAGGAGGTAGCGGGTGACCTTGGTAAGATCCTTAGGGCCGTTGATGAGCCAGTCGAAGAAGTTAACAGCGGCATTGTAGACACGGAGAGTGCAGAAGATGAGAGACGACATTTTATCCTTTACTTGACTTCGTTAGACGCTGACGGAACGAGTTCCATTTTGTTGCCGCTGAAGAACTTTTCTTTTGTCGAAACCTGTGCAAGCACGATTGTATCGAAATCCGATCCCATTGCAATCGCAGTCGCAAGGGACGTGATGATGAACGGGGCAGCCACCAGGAACCATGAGACAACGCCAAGGCCGATTCCGCAGAACATGTCCAGTACAACGACAACAGCAAGACCAAGGAGCAGCTTGATCACAAACGTCGCCCACATTCCAAGGGAGGCGTCAAATCCGAGCTGGATAGCCAGGAAAATAGCATAGAGCAGAGCAGGCGGACAGAGATCCTCAATGAAACGCATCTTCAGGTATTACACTTAATCCAAGAAAAGATGAGCGATACATCCAAGGTTGAGACAATTATGCATATGACTGGATGTGATCAGGCGGAGGCAGAAGCAGCGTTGCTCTTGCATTCGAATGATGTGATTGCTGCAATGGATTTTGTATTGCCGAAGACAACGACCTCGGGATCAAAGTATATTCCTGCTAAGCCTGTTGTCAATACGGGTATGGATGAGGAACAGAAGGCACGGTGTGAGAAGGGACGATGGATGCAGGACAAGGTTAACGCTGTATTCTCAGTCGCCCACTCGAAAATCCTAGCTTTCCCTGAGGCTGAACCAGCTTCGCAGGTTGCTGAGGTGCCTGTGGTTCAACCTTCTGAACCTGTTTCACTACAACAGGATTCTCTCGCACAAACGATTCCACTAATTCGGCAATCCGAGTACCCTCTGTAAACATATTCATAGCCCGAACGTGATCCTTACTAAGTGAACTCCTAGCCATATATACCTTTTCATCATCCAGCGCACTGATCTCGGAAGCCCACTCCTCTATGTTATCACGGTTGCATGCAATTCCAGCTGGCCTGATCCACGTTTCAACACCCTCGGTACTTCCACCAGGATACTTGGATTTCACTGCGGGCTTGGAATACAGAACAGGAATGCCATTGTACAGCGCCTCAAATGCGATACGTCCAAAACTCTCATAGTAACTCGGCATCACAAGAATCCGAGTTCGTTTGAGAATAGTACGAATATCATCATCAAACGGGATCCACTCAATGTTATCAGGAGACGGGGGCAGACTCCTCTCACCATAATACGGCGAGATGCCAAGAAACTTGCGATCGGGCATGCGCTTCGCCATATCAATAAACTGAGCAACACCCTTGTTCTGATTTGCATTCACAAGCGTGATACAGTCTCCGTGGAACTCCTCGTCAATTCTGATATTGTTTTCATGCATCAAAGGACGAACAACCGCAGTCCGAATAATATTTGGCGGCCACGGCACAACATTCGCACGGTAGTTTGGCTCCATGATTGAGTTCACAAACATAAACATCTCAACCCATTGGATTCGGCGTCCTGGGTTGTTTCGAATAATCGCATTATAGTTTCCATCATAGTGACATGTGGCAATAATAGGGCGGTCATATCCACGAGCATTTATCTTGCGAACCTCTGGAAGTGCTGGGGCATGAGGACAGATCCATGCCTGGCTCATGTCTAGATAGGTGGCTCCAGCTGAGAAATGCATATACCTGAATCCACGATACGTACCGCCATTCACTCCCTCCTTCGGAACTTCTAACGACATGAAGGCAACTTCGTGACCTCTCTTTTCTAGCTCAATTGCGAGATCAATATCATGAAGAAACGCACCGCACAAATCGGGCATTTTCCCTGCAAAGAAGATAAGCCTCATTATTATGACACATCAACTCGTTTTGTCTGAACCAGACGTGTAGCATCGCCTCCACGAGTCCAGTCATAGATCCAGTTGTTGGGGTTAGAATACTCGGCCTGCTTGACATCAATCAGCGGCTGGTAGAAGTTGGGGATCGTAGAGTCCATGACCGTATTCGCCTCCTTGCGGTTGCGGACCATGGCAGAGTGAATGAGGTTCGATTCATCATCCACCGCAGACGGATCACCACCGCCCATATCAGGCGTTGTGGCAAACGGACGAGCCCAGAGCTCATGCTTGCCCTTCTGACGCCAGGCTCCAGGAATGCCCCAGCGAAGCTGAGTGTTCGCATCCACCGCACAGCCACCTCCAGGCTGTCCAAATCCACCACGGGCGATGAATCCAGGCTGGTCAGCCATCGCAGCGGCAGGGTTGAGCGTGTCCGAGCATGCCGACTCCATGCCCGTAGTCTGGCGTGTCAGCACAGATGTGTTGCCGACATTCTTTGCCGCAGTATCATACTCATCTGAGCGGATACGTGTGGGTGCGTTATACCATTCTGTTGAATTCGTGGAGAACATCTCTTACCTTGACATACAGAAAAAACGAATGGTCTTTCTTCAGGGGTATGAGTAGTAGCCTGAAAATGATCCTTCAACCTGTAGATTGGTATGAACACGATGTCAACGGAAATTATGTAATCGAAGTATTCGGACGCCTTGAAGACAAGAAAGTTGCCTGTGTTCGCCTGCTCGGCTTTCACCCTTTCTTCTATGTGAGCGAGAAGCCCGAAGTGTCTGCAATCTACGAGGCATCCAACAAGAAGTGGGTCCAGAAGTTCGGACCTAAAAAGGGAAAGGAGGACTATGCCTTCAAGATGAGCAAGAACTTCCACGAGAATGTTGCGCCCAAGATCACGAAGGTGGAGAAGTATGACACGATGGCGGGCTTTACGGGTCTGAACAAGGTCTCTGTGTGGAAGGTGGAGTGTGATAGTCTCGCCACGTTCCGTGCCGCAAAGTCATGCTGCAAGGGCATTCAGTATGAGAGCAATCTGCCTCCATTCCTCCGCATGTTCCATGAGAGGCATCTGGGTCCTGCTTCTCCTCTGAAGTTGACTGGGGCAATTGAGGCCGACATTCCTTGTGATGAGGAAGGCGAAGAGACATATTTCGTAGATAGGTTCTACGAGTGCAATTACAAGACCGTCGAGCCCTGTGATGCAAACATACCTCTGCTCGTAGCTTCTTATGATTTGGAGATGTGTCCTGCAGGAGACAGTATGCAGTTTCCAGTCGCATCCAAGGATCCGATCATCCAGATTGGCGTGTCCTATCGCCGATCGACTGACATGATCACACCGACTGCCCGAACGGTCTTTGTTCTTGGTGAATGCGCTGAGTCCGATGACCCAGACGTGGACTTTGTATCGTGCGAGACCGAGACAGATATGCTTATGCAGTTCGCAGAGGAGATCAGGGAACGCAACCCCGATATTCTGTGCGGCTACAACATCTTTGGTTTCGATGATGCCTACATTGAGGGTCGTCTGAAGGCCCTGAGAATCGAAGATGAGTTTGAGATTGCTCGCAAGAAGACGAGTCAGTGGGGAGACAAGAAGTTCGAGACCAAGAAGACTGAGCTGGCAGCAGGCAAGTTTGACCTGCGATACTTTACGATCCGTGGTCGTCTGGGAATTGACCTGCTCCTGAACATGCGACGTGAGCACTCGCTTGACAACTTCAAGCTTGATACGGTGGCCTTCACCTTCCTGCGTGACAAGGTCCTCAAGTATGCAAACAATCGAGTGACGACCAAGAGCACCCGTGGCATGCGGAATGGCAACTATGTTCGGTTTGAACTGGTAGGCAATACAAACGACCCTGTATATGACAGCGAGAAGTTTGAGGTCTATGACGTAGAGAAGGATGGATTCAAGCTCAAGTGTGATCGAACCTTGTTCACAGAGTTCACTGCCGAGCAGATGAAGCATATGGAGTGGTCCTTCTCAAAGGATGACGTGTCTCCTGCAGAGATGTTCCACCTTCACCGTCACGGCGGACCTGAGGGGCGTGCTAGGGTGGCCAAGTACTGTATTCAGGACTGTGACCTAGTAGCCACGCTGATGGGTAAGCTGGACACAATTGTCAATGCTCGTGGAATGGCTGATGTCTGCAAGGTACCGATGCAGTTTGTTCTGACCCGTGGCCAGGGGATTAAGATCTTCTCGGCGGTTGTCTATCAGGCGTCTCAGCGTGACCAGATCATCAAGGCGCAAGAGGCACTGGAGGGCGATGGAAGCTACGAAGGTGCAATCGTGCTACCTCCTAAGATCGGGATGTATCTGGACCAGCCTGTCTCTGTTCTAGATTTCAACTCACTCTACCCGACCAACATGATTGCGTGGAATCTGTCGCCTGATACGTTGGTTCGTGTGAAGCGGATGGACAACGAGGGCTTCACTTTAAAAGATAGTGTATTTGGGCTATCCAAAGAGACCATCACAGAGATGGAAGAGAAGGGCTTCCAGTTTGAGGAGGTCAAGTATGATGACAAGGAGGGAGATACTGTGATTGGACAGACGGTCTGTACCTTTGTTCAGCCCAACAATGATCCGATGACGCAGGGCATTCTACCCAAGACATTGGGGATCCTGCTTGCAAAGAGGAAGGAATTCAAACAGAAGATGGAGGATCAACAGTATGACGAGGCTCAGCGATCTGTGTTTAACGGTCTTCAGCTTGCTTACAAGGTCGTTGCAAACTCCGTTTATGGACAGGCAGGGGCTAGGACCTCCCCCATACGCAATGTATACGTCGCCGCCTGCACCACTGCGGCTGGACGAAATGCTCTGCACTTCGCAAAGAGCGTGGCCGAATCCGAATTTGGAGGAACCGTTGTGTACGGCGACACAGACTCGATCTTTGTTAAGTTTCCAACCAAGGACGTCACAGAATCCATTCGAATGGGTATTACATGTGGAACCAGTATATCCAAGCAGATGCGACGACCTTATAAGATCGCTTATGAAAAGACATTCTATCCGTTCATCCTCTTTTGTAGGAAGCGTTACGTTGGGATGAAGTACGAAGAAGACCCGAACCCTGCCAAGGCAAAGCGGATGTCCATGGGTATCGTCCTCAAGAGACGTGACAATGCCCCAATTGTAAAGGATGTCTTCGGTGGCGCTCTGGATGTCCTTCTGTTAGAACGAGACATCAAGAAGGCGCAGGCATTCGTGAGTGATATATTGATAAAAGTTATGGAAGATAAGATGCCACTGGAGAAGTTCATTGTGAGCAAGTCCCTGCGTGATGACTACGCTGCAATGGCAGATGACTATAAGGGTAGAGCAACTCTTCCTGCTCATCGCGTTCTAGCGGATCGCATGGCAGCTCGCGATCCAGGTACAGCGCCGAAAGTCGGAGAACGGTTACAATATGTATACATTGCGGAAAATGCTGCACATGGGAAACAGAGCGATCGAATTGAACATGTTGATTACGTTCGTGAAAACAAACTTCATGTTGATAGCACTTTCTATGTTACAAATCAGATCCAGAACCCCGTGGCTCAGTTATTCGCTCTGTGTATTGAGCAACTAGAGGGATACACGGCGCCGATGAAATCCTACAAAACAATCTACCAAGACATGCTCGAGAAGTATAAAGGTGACGAGGAAGACGCCACTCTCGCCGTTCTAAAAAAGAAGGAGGATCAGCTAGATAAGATGATGTTTCTTGGTTCTCCAAAACTGGCTGCTATTGTTAGAAAACGTGGTCATTCCTTGGTCAGAGGTCCAATGGATTCCTTTATCCGCAAGTAAGAGGCTTTCGTAATCGGTCCGATAACTAGTAATGAACGACATCAATCCACTGGACGTTTTGAACTCAATGCTTATTACAGATCGAGTGCTTTACCAAACAACCCGTTTTTTGAATTCGGGCCGTGAGCGCCTTCTTGAAGCTCATCAGCGGAACAATGCAGTTATCCTTAGTCTGATACGGCTGCATATGGCAATGCCCACCCCGAGCACGCCTACCACTGTTAGGTTTCCGATTAATATTACGATCCCTTCAGGTGGGGTGCCGACAGCGTGGGATGATCCTGTTGTTGTTCGGCCAACAGCTGACCAGATTGATGCTGCGACTGAGAGGGTTCCTGCTGAGGACGCAAACTGTGCAATCTGCCAAGAGACCATTGAGGATGATGCGATCCGTCTGACGCATTGTAGGCACGACTTTCACAACCACTGCATCACCGAGTGGTTCACGAGGAGCGTACACTGCCCGAACTGCCGTCACGACATCCGAGAAGTGGGTCAGACCGAACCCACATCTTCTGACCAAGTACATACGCCACCTCGGGTCCGCAATCGGTTGGCCGCGTGGCTTGCGGGAGGCAGTCCGATTCCCCATACTGAAGATACTGAAGAATTCGACGAACATCATGCTTGAATCGTTTGGCAAGTTCTGACACGTCTTCTGTTGGAAATAACTCTTGAAGATCTGAGGGCTTTGGAGGAAAACAACGAACCACCTGAATCTTAGGATTAGATTTCATGATGCGTGGAATCTCATTACATGTCATCACAACAGGAACACGACGGTCATCGCCTGCCATCCACTCTGCTAACTTTTTCTGTGCATGTGGATCTGACCCATCCACTTCATCCAAAATCAAACACATGGCCTTGTTATCACCTCGAATGAGGGATGTCAATGTTCGTGTATGACGACACGAGTTAATCAGCTGTGCCACGTCTTCGTGGGACCGCATAGATTGGCTTGCGTTAATTTCAAGAGGCTCCATTCCAGCAGACCGAGCTGATGCCAGAGCCATCGTGGTCTTCCCGATACCAGGAGGCCCGTGCAGAAGAATGACATCTGAGAAGGGTTTGTGTGCCAAGTAGTTAGAGAGTCGTGTCTTTACTTCAGTGTGTCCAACAACTTGGTCAAGAAGCTCAGGACGTCGTGTTTCACTCCACATACTCCTTCTTCGTCTTTCCAGAGAAAATGCTTACTGCTTCAAACACAATGGAAGCTCCCAGGCACGTTCTTCGGGCACTATTCCGAGACACAAGTTTTCCGTTAGTTGATCACCATCTTGCGTCGTATAATGCGATGCTTGAGACTACAATCCCCACCTTCATCAAGGTTTCAAACCCTCACCAGCTAGAACTGTCTGACAAGAGGTTTATCCGTGTCTACATTGGTGGAAAGGATGGATCCAAGATCTCCTTTGAGGCTCCTACAGATGAGCATGGAGGCCCCGTTGTTCCTCACGCCTGCCGCCTGGACAATACCAGCTATGCACTGACCTTCAAGGCAGACATTGACGTTGAGTTTGTGTTCCCTGAAGGAATGGGAGCAACTGAGACCAAGAAGTTTGAGAACATCAAGATCGGCGAGATCCCCTTGATGCTTCGGAGTCGCAACTGCTACCTCACTGCGATGGATGGGTATCCTCTTGGTGAGTGTATGTATGAGCTTGGTGGCTACTTTATCATTGATGGCAAGGAGCGTGTCCTTCTGACTCAGGAGCTGCTGGGCAACAACATGATGTATTCGGGCATGCGTGAGAGAAAGGCTGCAGATGTCTCAGAGGACGATGACCAGGAGACTGCAGAGATGAAGCGTATTGAGAAGGCCTCCTATGAGATCAACAAGGAATACTATGTGGGTATCAAGTCTGTGTCTGAGGACGCATCCAAGGGACCGTATTCTCATTACCTTGTGCTTGGGCCGCCCGCACTTTACAACGAGGACAATGTGGAGGGAAGTCGTCTTCGTCGTAGCCTAGTCGTGACGCTGCCTGGGTTCACTGAGCCTGTGCCTGTTCTCAGTATCTTTGCTGCCCTGGGCGTAACGACAGATCGTGATCTCTACGACACCATTCTTGCAGGTGTACCTGATGAGGATCGTGTAGCCTATGATGATACCTTCCAGCAGATCGTTCTCAGCCACGTCAAGTTCCTCAAGACTGCTGGATCTGACCTTGAAGTTCTTGAGCGCCTTACCAAGCGGAAGTACCGCTCTGAGGTGATCCAGAACATCTACGAGCTGATGTTCCCGCACATCGAGGGATCTGAGAACCCTGGTGTGCTGTTCCGTCGCAAGGCCTACCTTCTGGGTCAGATGGTCCACATGGCAATTGATGTGTCACTGGGTCGTCGCCCTCCGTCGGATCGTGATAACATTGAGTACAAGCGCTTCAATACGTCAGGAGACCTGATGTTCCAGGAGTTCCGTCGTATCTATCGTGAGGTGGCGAAGGACATGCTTCTCCGTCTGGATCGTCGCATCCAGTATGAGCGCAAGACCTACGAGGGCCGTGGTCTGATCCAGCTGATTGAGCGTGAGAATGTGGGTGCCTACTGGAGGCAGTTCAGGATGATGAACGATTTCACAAAGGCATTCAAGGGTCAGTGGGGTGGCCGTGATGGTATTGCACAGGAACTCAATCGTCTCTCCTACATTGGATACCTGTCTCAGCTTCGTCGCACATCCCTGCAGATTGAGCCGTCTATGAACACTGCTCCTCCTCGTAGGCTGTATGCATCTCAGTTTGGTCTAACATGCCCGATTGATTCCCCTGACGGATCTGGCGTGGGTCATCTGAAGTCTTTAGCCATCCTTGCAAAGGTCTCTACACCCTTCCCTTCATCTGTGGTTCGCACCAAGCTGATTGCAACTGGACTTGTTCGCAGGATTGAGGATGTTCATCCCTCTACCTGGATGCCGTTCTGGACTCGTGTGTATGTGAACTCTGACCTGGTTGGTCTCTGCGTTGGCGACACGGAGGAGCTTCATCGCAAGATGCTCGGCTTACGTAGGGCGGATGAGCTGCGATTTGATGTGTCTCTTGCCTGGAACCGACTGGAGAACATCTACACGATTACGTGCGACTCGGGCCGCCCTGTGCGTCCTGTCTATCGTGAGGGCGTGACGGAAGCGATGGTTCTTGCTGCAAAGACGTGGACGGATCTCACGAAACTCATGGACTATGTGGATGCAACCGAGTCTGGCGTATCTATGTTTTCATTGACCCCCTTCCATCCCACGCTACAGTCTGAGATTCACATGTCCTTCTGCATGTCTGCGATTACCAACCTGGTTCCCTTCTCAGACCACAATCCTGGAACTCGTAACAACTTTGCGATTGCCCAGCAGAAGCAGGCCTGTTCATGGTTCCACACAAACTACAACAAGCGCTTTGATACGATCTCATCCATCACCGTCAATCCTCAGAAGCCCCTGTCTCATACCTGGATGTACCGTGAGATCATGGGTGCAGGTGGCTGCTTGCCCTACGGAGAAAACGCCATTGTGGCATTCACTATGTATGGTGGTCACAACCAGGAGGACTCTATGATCATCAATGCAAGTGGTCTCAAGCGTGGAATGTTCAAGACGCATTACTTCCATTCCTATGATATCAAGGAGTCGGTGATTGACCCTAGCATTCCTACGCAGACTCTCTTTGCGAACCCCGTGACAAACCCTAAGTATTCCGAGTCCGTGAAGCGCAAGGAGGATGTGTCCTACGATATGCTGGATGCCGATGGAATTATCAAGCTGAACTCCATTGTGGATGACAAGACGGTCCTGGTCGGTATCGTCAGTCCAATCACGGATGAGGAGGGTGGTGAGAAGGGATGGCGTGATGCGTCTGAGCTGCCGAAGCGTGGTCAGCATGGGCGTGTGGATGCGATCTATCGGTATTCTATGCCTGCTGGATTTGAGGGTGAAGGCGATGCGAGGAAGCAGATCTTTATCAATGGCGTCAAGATCCGTATCGTAGAGGATCGCTCGCCTGTTCCTGGAGACAAGATGGCGTCCCGTCACTCGCAGAAGGGCACAGTGGGTCAGCTGATCAAGGAGGAAGATATGCCCTTCACTTCTTCGGGGCTGCGTCCTGACATCGTGTTCAATCCCCACGGTCTCCCAACTCGTATGACGATCGGACAGCTGCTTGAGAGCACAAGCAACAAGCTCGGACTGCATGTGGGTGCCTTTGTGGATGCCACACCGTTCACGATCTCCAAGCGGATCACGGACTTGCGAACTGAGATGATCCTTCGTGGATTTGAGCCGTATGGTCATGAGATGCTCTACAATGGAATGACGGGTGAAATGATGGAGGCAGATATCTTCATGGGACCTATCTATTACCAGCGACTCAAGCACATGGTTGAGGACAAGATCAACTATCGTGCAACTGGTCCCAAGACACTCCTGACACACCAGCCCCTGCATGGACGCTCACGGGGAGGCGGTCTTGCAATCGGTGAGATGGAGCGTGATGGAATGGTGGCTCACGGAATGTCCAAGTTCCTCCACGAGAGTTTCATGGATCGGTCAGATGGTGCTGAAATACAGTTCAATCATTCAACTGGGCATCTGGATACAAGCCCCGACAAGCTTGCAATGCCCTATGCAATGAGCCTGTTTGTTAAGGAGTTAGAGTCCAGCCATATTGAAGTCAAACTTCTCACGTAAAATTCCGACAAAATGGATCTGTGGTTTTCAAACAAACAGATAGTACCTCTGCAGCTAAAATGAATTCTCTCGCACTCAACCGCTACCCTACCGACATCAAGCTCCGCAAGGAGTACATCATGCGCCTGGAGCAATGCAAGCTTCAGCCAGCATACCACATCCAGCTCCCAGGTGGAGACCTCTACCCCTGCCACTGTGAACCTCTCATGGAGGACGACTCGAAGGGTTGGCAGGTTGTCAACCGCCGACGCCGCATCAAGAAGGTCAAGACTCACCAGGATCTTGACGAGGAAGCGGACCTCAACAACTGGGAGGACGTGGAGCACTACGGAGGTGCCACCTACGTCAACACAAACAATTACGAGCACAATGGCTCGCTGTTCGACATCGGAAGCCGCTTCTAAACATTATACAAAAACCACAACACGGGCGAAAGCCCAATTTTTCATTGGTCAAAACGAATCGTCCAAAATGGATTTGTTTAGTTCAAGAAAATAGATAGTAGCTTGGTATATGAAAGTATACCTGTGAGGACGCACCTCATATTAGTTTCCAAAGTATAAAATGTCACTGCCTACACTCTACAGCAAGTCGAAGACGGGGAAGACCCAGGTCTGGAATATCCAGGTCATCGGATCAACGATCCGCGTGTCCTACGGATACCAGGATGGGGCTACCACCGTGAATGAGAAGACCATCACTGCCGGCAAGAACATCGGCAAGAAGAATGAGACAACCCCAGAACAGCAGGCTGCCTCAGAGGCCCGCTCTACCTGGGACAAGAAGAAGACTGGCGGATACGCTGAGTCTCTGGATGATGCGCAGGTGCCTGCAACAGCATCAGAGGGATCAATGGCCGCGCACGAGACAATCCTGCCGATGCTGGCTCACGATTACAACAAGCGTGGCAAGGATATCAAGTTCCCGTGCTTCGTACAGCCGAAGCTGGATGGTGTCCGCTGCATCTTCCGCAACGGCGTGCTGACCAGCCGCCAGGGCAAGGTGTTTCCGAACATGGAGAACATCGTGAACGACCTCAAGGATGTTGAGCTTGTTCTGGATGGAGAGCTCTATTCGGACACGCTGAACTTCCAGCAGTTCGTGGGGCTGGTGCGCAAGAAGAAGCACAATGCAGCAGAGATTGAGCTTCTTAAGCAGGTCAAGTATTGGGTCTACGACATTGTGAACGACAAGCCGTTTGAGGAGCGCCACGCAACCCTCCGGGAGATGTTCGTGAACCACGTGCATTTGTATCCGTTTGTCTACCGCCTCATTACGGAGGAGTGCAAGACCAAGGCAGAGCTGAAGGGCTTCCACGATCGCTTTGCTGCGGAGGGCAAGGAGGGACTCATCATCCGCAACAAGACCGGTCTCTACCAGCTTGCGGCTCGCTCCAAGGACCTCCAGAAGTACAAGGAGTTTGAGGACGCCGAGTACAAGGTCACGGGCTTCTCGGAGGGCGAGGGTCTTGAGAAGGGCCTGGTCATCTGGACCTGCGAGACCTCGACGGGCAAGACATTCAATGTCCGCCCTCGCGGATCTCACGAGGATCGGGCTGCTCTCTTCAAGGAGGCCGACGACTACATTGGCAAGTCGCTGACAGTCCGCTACCAGGAGCTCACTGATGAGGGCATTCCTCGCTTCCCGGTGGGCATCGCATTCAGAGATTACGAGTAAAAACAAAACAAAACAAAAACAACTTTTTACATTTATCCTGCTTACAGGTAAGGATGGATGATATAGTAGTGAAGATGTCTGACCATATGTACGTCATCAAGCGCAATGGCACGAAGGAGCCTGTTTCTTTCAACGAGGTGCTGAGTAGGATTCAGCGCCTCGCTGAGGGGCTTACTCATGTGAACCCTGATTTGGTAGCACAGAAGGTTTGTAATCAGATCCAGGATGGGATCAAGACATCCGAGTTAGATGAGTTTGCAGCTGAGACGTGTGCGATGATGCAGGCTAGGTATCACCCAAACTATGGTAAGCTTGCTGCTCGTATTCTGATTGATAACCACCACAAGCTCACGAGTGCCATCCTGTTTGATGTGGTTGATAACCTCTATCGTAAGGATCTTGCGTCGTTGAGCTATTGGCGTGATGTGGAGGAGTGGTCACTTGACTATCAGAAGATGATGGATTTTTCACGTGACTTTATGTTTGACTACTTTGGATTCAAGACTCTTCAGAAGGGTTACTTGCTTCCCGGTGAGCGCCCGCAGCATATGTGGATGCGTGTTGCAATCGAGCTTCATGGTAGTAACCTCTCTCGTGTGAAGGAGACATATGATGCTCTGTCTCAGGGGTATTTCATCCATGCCACGCCTACCCTGTACAATGCTGGAACCAAGCACCCGCAACTGAGCTCGTGCTTCCTGGTTCACATGCAGGATGATTCTATCAAGGGCATCTATGATACTCTTGGTGAGTGCGCTCAGATCTCCAAGTGGGCTGGAGGCGTTGGTCTTTCGGTTCACAATGTCCGTGCTCGTGATTCTCTGATCAAGGGAACCAATGGCAAGTCTACTGGCCTGACTCCGATGCTCAAGGTATTCAACGACACGGCCAAGTATGTCAACCAGGGCGGAAAGCGCAACGGATCGTTTGCGATCTACCTTGAGCCGTGGCATGCAGATATTGAGGACTTTCTCAAGCTGAAGCTCAATACTGGAGCAGATGATGAGCGTGCACGTGATCTGTTCTATGGTCTCTGGATTCCTGATCTATTCATGGAACGTGTGGAGAAGGATGAGATGTGGTCGCTGATGTCTCCCGATCAGTGCCCTGGGCTGTCGGATCGGTGGGGTAAGGAGTTCTGTGATCTTTACGTCAAGTACGAGAAGGATGGGTTGTTCATGCGACAGATGCCTGCTAAGAAACTTTGGCAGATGATAGTAGATGCTCAAATCCAAACTGGTACGCCTTATCTGCTTTACAAGGATGCGTGTAATGCCAAGTCCAATCAGCAGAACCTCGGCACAATCAAATCCTCTAACTTGTGCACCGAAATCATCGAGTACACCAGCCCAGAGGAGACGGCGGTCTGCAACCTCGGGTCTCTGGCTCTCCCACGATTTGTCGAGAATGGAAGATTCAACTTCGAAAAGCTCCGAATGTATACCTGCGTCCTGGCTCGCAACCTGGATGTCGTCATCGACAAGACCTACTACCCCACCGAAAAGTGCAAGACCTCCAACCTCCGCCATCGCCCCATCGGAATCGGCGTCCAAGGGTTGGCCGACACATTTGCGCTGATGCGTCTGCCTTGGTCATCTAAGGAGGCGGCAGACCTGAACCGCGAGATCTTTGAGAACATCTACTACGCTGCTGCTACGACCAGCATGATGGGTGCAAGCTCAAATGATGAGTGGCGTGGTCTTCCTTTGGATGGAGTCAATACGTACGCAACGTTCAATGGTTCACCGATGAGCGAACGCAAGATGCAGTTTGATCTCTGGGGTGAGGCGCCCAGGACGTTGTACCTGGACTGGGAGCGTCTTCGCCTCTTGTGTGCAATGGGTATGCGCAACTCTCTGTTGGTGGCCCCGATGCCGACTGCTTCTACGTCTCAGATCCTAGGCAACAACGAGTGCTTTGAGCCGTTCACGTCGAACCTGTATTCCCGTCGTGTTCTGTCGGGTGAGTTCATGGTTGTCAACAAGTACCTTGTGGAGGATCTGGTCGCTCGTGGTCTGTGGACATCTGAGGTGAGGACGAACATCATTGCAAACAACGGATCGATTCAGGGCATGACCGAGCTGCCAGAGGAGGTTCGTGAGCTGTACAAGACAGTGTGGGAGATCCCAATGAAGACCATTATCAACATGGCAAGGGATCGTGCCCCCTTCATCTGCCAGTCCCAGTCTCTGAATCTGTTCCTCGCCGAGCCTACTCCGTCCAAGGTGTCGTCCATGCACTTTTATGCATGGAAGGCAGGACTGAAGACAGGCTGCTATTACTTGCGTACAAAGGCCGCCGCCAAGGCCCAGCAATTCACTGTTGAGCCACCTGCCTGCGTTTCTTGCTCGGCCTAAAGATTTTTGTATCGGTCTTAAAACAAACAAATGTCTGCCCCCGCTGTTCCTGCTGCCACTGTTGTTACGAAGGGAGGTGCCGTTGCCACGGCCGTGCCGCTCAAGGGCGGTGCCGCTGCCCTGATGCCCGCCGCCGTCGGTGGTCGCCGCCGCAAGATGACGAAGAAGATGAAGAAGATGCTCAAGGCGCTCAAGAAGATGAAGGGTGGTCAGATGGAGGCCGCCGTTGAGTCTGCTGAGACTGCCCCTGTGGTCGCCGAGGAGGAGGGTGGTCGCCGTCGCCGCAAGACTCGCCGTGGACGCAAGAGCCGCCGTGGCCTCTTCTATTAAGCAAAGCGCCTTATCTCCTTGACTAGGTGTCCGTGCTGAAACTCGGAACTTAGTACGGTCTTTGCAAACTCCATTGCGTTGGTGGCAATCTGCTTTGCCTCTGCGTCATGGTTGACTAACCATTCAATCTTCTCCCTCAGATCAGATAGATCATAGTTCACAGGAACATAGTGAACCCCAGGTTTGAGATACTTCTTAAACCAATACTCATTGCCTGGATGTGTAACCATAATTGGGACAGATCCAGATGCAAAGACCCATTGATGCGATGAAGCAATACAGTTTCCATCGAGTATGAGGATATACTTGTGCTTCACATGATCATCAAGGCCCCGTCTGTCATCATAGAAACGGTTGTCCTCGGTATAAATGAACCGCCCCTGGCGTTCAGGAACCAATAGGGTAGGATTGTCTCGTGAAAACTTGACATCTGCATGAGGAAACTCAAATAGTTCCCATACAGTTCTAGTTCGTAATGTAGGTGCGTTGCCTCCCGAAAGAGTCCCCCTCCAATATGCGATTGGTTTGCGATCTTCCCACGGTGGCAATGAAACCCTAGAACTCACCATGTCAACGACGCCTTTCATGAACGACTCGTCATCTAACGGCATAAGAAGTGCACGTGGATCATTGAAGTCTCGTGTGCAAAGAACCCCCACAATCGCATTGGGTCCAGTTATGTTGCTTTCAAAGTTCTCACGATCCTTGACTGCAAGGAGAGAATTTGGATCAGATGAATACCCATCCGCCATGGTCAAGACAAACTTGAGTGGCTTCGGAAGTCCATGGATCGTCTCTTTGATGACCTGTACAATCGCACCGCCCGAATGACAGCTTGAAAACTCCCCATACCATGCCATATCGTGCAAGTGCGTATGCCGTGCAAAGACGTACTCTTCGAGCATCCTTACTGTGTTAATCTGATGACTTCTTCACGTAAATATCCGCATTGAAACTCTGGACTCAAGACCGTAAGGGCGAAGTGCATCGCATTGTCTGCAATCTGCTTGGCTTCCTCATCGTGACTGCGTAGCCATTCAATCGTCTGCTTTAGATTGGACATATCGTAGTTCACGGGAACATAATGAACCCATGGCCGAAGATACTTCTTGAACCAAAAATTGTTCTCTGGGTGCGATAACAGGATCGGCACTGATCCAGAAGCAAAAACCCACTGATGTGCAGATGCAATACATGCGCCATCAAGAATGAGGATGTACTTGAATGTGACCTGATAATTGATATGACGATCCTGATCAAACATACGTTTGTCGGTCATATCCATAGGTCCTGTTCGGAGGTGGCTTTCATCGGTTGGTACAAACTTGAAGTCTGAATACGGATAGTCACACATATACTCAACCAGTCGTGTTCTCACGGTAGGGTAGGTTCCGCCCGAAACGCCTCCACGCCAAAAGGCAATCGGCGATCGTTCTTCCCAAGGCGGAATGTGAGTCCGTGAGCTGACGGAGAAGTGAACACCGTGCGTATACGATTCGTCATCAAGAGGTGCTAACAAGAGCCTCTCATCATTAAACTCTCGTGTACAGAGTCCAACCAAGATATACTTTCGTCCAGGAGGGACTTTGGATTTCATCTCATCAATAGTTGTTTGGTCAATGGTTGATTCAGATCCTATTTCAATTGTTTTTACAAAACCGTCTGATCTTGGAAAAATAATAACCATACTCGGATCTCGTTCGTGGATCAGCTGAATCAAGTCTGATTCAATCCGTCCTTCTCGTAAACATCGTGAAAAATTGCCATACCAATACCAGAACTTGTCTGGCACGGTGTGAATGAGCATTATTGATTAATAGACTCTCCGATCTCTGTAACTAACGTAAAGAGCTCGTCAGAAAATCCATAGTGGCATCCATTCGGCTCCTTCATTGACGGGGCCTTGCGAGATGACGTGTTCTTCTTATGGATCAGGCTCACAATGATATCCTGCGGAGACATCTCACGGCACTGCTGCTCACGACCCTTGATGAAGGATCCCTCTGCGATCTGCTGATCAGGGAACTTGCCAGCCTCCCAAAAGGAACGAGTGAAGCACAGTGTTGCCTCTGACACACGATCATGCATCGCAAGCTTGCTCGGAGGAACATTCATGAACGACTTCTTCTCATGAATGTCATAGCAGGGAATCACTGTGGAAAACAGACACTCCTTGCGAGGCTCCATAAGCAGGTTTGCAACACGTGTAAGAACACTGTTGTTCGGGTACACATCGTCATCATCTAGCATCACAAAGATATCATGGGACGCATGAGAGATGGCCAAGTTCCGCTTTGCACCAATCGTCATCTTCTCGTCTGTCAAGAAGTACCTCACATTCGGCAGATCCGAAACAAGGTCCTTAATCTGGTCATCTCCGTCATCCATGATAATCCACTCAATCTTCTCAGACGGATACGTCTGGCACATGAACGAGTACTTTGCAAGAGGGATGAAAGGTCGGCGGTCACGGGTGATCGTGATGATCGAGACATTAGGAAGCTCGTCCTCCTTTGGAAGCTTATCCTTCATGCAGTACTCTGGCATATCCTTCACAAGTGCAGTGATACACTCATCAAGACGCTCAATAAACGTCTCGTGACGCTTCTCGTAGGTCTGCCTGGACTCTATGCTAGTGTTCTTCTTTGAAGCGACCTCTTCGTGGACGTAGCCATCCAAGCAGCGGATGATAGACTCAACGCTGACATCAACCAGATCACCAAGACACTCGGGATGAGGGACCGTCTTTGCGGCCAGGATGATACGGCAATTGTTTGCAAGCTCCTGGTGAGGTCCAATCCTAGACAAGATCGGATAGCATCCTGCTGACATTGCCTCATTGACTGCATGCCCAAACCCTTCCGCAGCTGATGTAGAGATCACGGCACCACACGTGTGGAGGAGCTTGTCATACTCTGCAACGGGCATCTTCTCCTTGTAGACAAGGATCTTGGTAGAGACACTCTCAGGGATCTCTGGAAGATCAAGCTGGCACACAATATGGAGAACAGGAAGCTTCGTGTAGAGACTGGGGTTCTGCTCACGGATCCTCATGTAGGCCTGGATGATCGGCTTCGGGTACCTCCAGCTGTTCTTTCCGACAGGAACGATTGCCTGATCGTAGTCCTTGGACGGGGGAAGCATCTTGTCCACAGACGTCCATCCGATATAGGTCGTGGAAATACCAAGAACCGCAAAGATCTTCTCTGCTTCACGTGTCTTAACCCAGATGTCCACCATCTTCATATAGGGTTCCCACGTCTTACAGGTCCACTCGGGGTTCGGGATCCAAATGTTCTTGGCCGCATATGTGAACAGAGCGGGATTAATGGACTCAATGAAAAAGTTGAGTTCAGCCTCATCACACTGCGGATGAAAATGAGGAACGTGGCGGATTACCGTCTCCTTCCCCAAAGCAAGCACGAGTACACCATGAAGCAACGATGCATCCTGGTTGAGACCCGTGGAGTTTGAGTTGTAAATAATGTTCACTCTCATTTCTATTCTTAGATGGTGCGCTTTGTAAATCTTTTGCTTGAACGCCGCTTGCATGTACGACGATTTCCATTCACCAGCTTCTTCCACGAAGCAGCGTCTTTGGGTGCTGCATGAGTAAAGTTCACAGGACGGTCACGGAACCATTCAAGGGTTCCAATCGAGAGAAACGTTGGAACAGAAGCGGCCTCAATCTTGCTCTCATACTTCTTACTGAGCTCAACACACTTGGCAAGCATCTCAGCCGATCCAAAGCAATAGGTCTTTGCAAGTGGATCCTTACGGTACGCAAGATCATCTACAACATACTTTGTTCCGTCCCACGCATAGTTATCAATTGGACGAAACAGACCTAGCGAGGTGTCCCATAGAAACCATCGCCCTTCTTGAAGAAACACTCGGTCATGAAACCTCACCAACATTACAAGGTAGCGACACTTAGATAGAAAATGCCAAACGAACTATAATGAGTGGTTTATTCCTTCAAAAAAATGAACGTAATTCTCCTGTCCGCGTTCCGTAAATGTTCGTCATCACGGGGCGCTCGATGGGTGCAGGGAAGTCCTCAATGTCCTTGCGGTAAGACTTGTATGCCTCGATCTCGACCAGGATGTTGTTGGCGCACCATCCGATGACACGGTTGTTCAGCACCTCAAGCTCCTCACCAACACGAGCAGGGTCATTCTGAGCATACTGCAGGTAGTACGACCGCATCACCGTCTTCAGGTCTGCCTCGCTCTGAGGACCGATGACATAGCGCTTAGAACCACTCATTTGGTAGACTGCATCAGCAATCATCTTCTGGAGATTGTCAAGGTTCGCCTCGCTGAAGAACACACTGTTCAGGGGCGTCGCCTCGTGACGGTACTGCATCTGCTCGGCAACACGGGACGGGACAACATACGGCTCCTTGGCGGTCATGCTGTACGGAGGCAGAGTAGACTTTTCCTCATCTCCAGACAGTGGGAGACGCCCTGTGTGCTTGGGGGCATTCGGGATTGCAGTTCCAGTGTAAAAGTCAGACAGAGAATTGGCGCTCAGGTCAACAAGAGGAGAACTCATTGCTTTATTATACGACAATCTTTCCACCTATTCCACCTGTGTCGGGCTGGAGGATGTCAAGTTCAAGAGTGTACACGGGCTGAATACTTGCATTCATAAACTCAAGATTGGATCCAACAAGAACGCTTGGCTCAAGAATTGTATAGGTTCCTTGATCAATCGATCCTGGATAGGTCGGAGTTGTATTGCCTTCAGACCCCGCCGTGAAAAAGTTCGGAATCATGAATCCGTTAAATGACGAAATATACGGCACAGTGCGTGGTGCAAGGGTTCCACGATCAACGTAGACACCGTCTGCGTTCTGCACATAGTCTAGCAACTGAAGCACAGGGAATGTTCCAACAGACAGGGCTTGAAGAAACTTTGTCTTGTCTGCGTTCTGAATCGCAATGTAAGACGACTTTAACATATTTGAAATCGTCGGTTGGTAGAACACAACACGATCGCCAATTCGCATTTCATTTCCACTGAAATACTGATAGTTCGGAGTGAAGCATCGGATGTACATTCCATCCGCATCAGTTTGCATCAGGGAGACTGTGAGGGTATCACTATGAATAAACACGTTTCCAATTGGATCTGACACACTAATCTGAAGGCGCTGAAGATTTGTAATAGGGCTCTGAAGCTGCAGAGCTTCCTGTGACCATGCTTCATAGTCAAACTGCTGAACACCCACTGAGGTGTTGAAGGTCTGCTGCTGACGTTGCTTCTGTGTCATGACGGAAAATGAACGACGGGTTGTCTCGTTTCCACCAACATACTGTCCGAAATACTCACTGAGCTGAATCATCAGATAGGGATAGGTTGAGAAGGTAGAGAATGCATTATCTGCCAAACTTGTCTGGATAATCGTTGAGATTGCTGCATTGGATCCAGAGGGAATAATGGGAAGCTGAAAAAACTGACGCTGAGGCATGACCGCACGAACCAGGCGAATCGCAGCTACGTTACACGGTGTAAAGACGCTTCCAAATCCAGCACCCGAGGGAGCAATGCTGTATCCAGTGTCATATGCAATAAAGTTCCCGTTTGGCAGGCTTGAGTTGTATGCAGGGTACTTTACGTTAGACAGTGTCCACCCAAGCTTGTTTGGCATTCCAGGGAGTGGAGAGGCAAGCAACTGCTGTTCCTGAGAAAAGGTTGGTACAAACGGGTTGTTTGAATAAACTGGTGGATTGGAGGTGTTTGTGTTCTGAGCCCCGAACGTGAACACAAGATTAGAGAACGGATTTGGCTGCTTCACCCAATCACGCTGGGAGGTGTCCATGATCACATAGCGTTTAACAGAAACCGTCTTAGGGGACTCTTGCACAATACTGCTGTCTGAATGAGATCCAACCTGCTGATCTGTGTAGGACACTGATGGGACATCGGGTCCAGATGAAAAAGGCTCAATGTTCTTAGCAAATCGTGTCTGCTGCATGAGTGCCCTCGGATCAAAGTTATACATATTTCTTGATGCAGTGTCCTGTTGGACAAGTAAGTCTAAGTAGTTGCTCATACTCTTCTTATTTATACCTGCTCTAAATCTGCGAGCCACATCTGCTGCGCGTTCGTATTCTCCAGTCGATCGATCTCTGCCTTCAGATCCGCCATATCCTTCTCGTGCTTGGCAATCTTCTCAGACGTGAACGCCGACACGGGCAGCCGCATAATGTACTCATAGCTACCATCGACGTGCTGGTACTCGAGCTTGCTCAGGATGTCATCGCACTCCTTCAGGCTCTTCTTCTTGAGGTTTGCCTCAGGCTCATCCTTGATCTGGTCACGGATGAAGCGGACCACATTGATGTGATACGGCAGCTTCTCCTTCAGTACCTTGATCTGGTGCTGTCGGCGAGTCTCGTAGAGGTTCAGGCGCACACTCCAGAATTCGAGCAGAATGTCGTTCAGCGTCTCGTACTTGGTGATGACACCCTCGTGATTGAAGGCGTGCATGTTCGTCGTACGGATCTTCTCTGTCAGCGACTTCACCAGTGCCTTCTCCTCAATCCCCTTGATGCGGATATTGATCTGCTGGTCCGTGGATGTGTCGCTGAAGTCCTTAATGCGACCCTCCGCCAGCTCTTTCTCCAGCCACTCACGGTAGTCAGACGTCCAGGTGCCAGGCGGTAGCTCGGTGACCACGAACTCATCCTTCTCCTTCTTGAACACGCCAACCACGCCATCCTCGGTGTAGGTACCCTTGAAGCCCTCAAAGTACGGCACGAGCGTCGTGCTATTCAGAGGAGTGCCAGCCACGATCTTCCGTGTCAGCATGTGCTTGATGACCTTTGGATCGCACGGCGGAATGTAGGTAGAATACCCAGTGCCAATGCCACGAGCGCCGTTGACCAGGAGCATCGGCAGGACAGGTGCATACCACTCAGGCTCAACTGGCAGACCGTCATCATCACGATACTTTAGCACTGCAAAGTCTTCCTCTGGGACCAGCTTGCGAACACGAGGCTGGAGGTAGGTGTGGATATAACGGGGCGAGGCTGCGTCCTTGCCACCCTGGATACGGGTGCCGAACTGTCCCTGTGGAACAAGCCACGGGATATTGTTGGATCCCATGAAGTCCTGAGCCATGCCCACGATGGTCTCGTTCAGCGAGGCTTCACCGTGGTGGTAGCCTGTGTGCTCTGACACGTATCCTGCGAACTGGGCCACCCTGATCTCCTGTGACAGGTTCCTCTTGAACGCCGCATAGAGGATCTTGCGCTGAGAGGTCTTGAGACCATCCATCACGCTCGGGATGGAGCGCTCCAGATTGTAGTAACTGAAATGGATCAGGTCCTTGTGAATGAAGTCATCATACGGAACCCTGTTGCCCGTAGGAATCAGGGCTGTGCGATCGTAGCCCTTGAGCCATTCCTTGCGGTCATCGGCTCGTTGCTTGTTGAAGGCCAGATCAATTGACTTGTCCGCCTTGTCATCGTAGTCAAAGCGAACCGCATTGACCTTGCTGAAGTAGTCCTTCGCCTCATCCCGAGTCGAGGTACCAAGTCCCTTGTAGTACTTGACCTTCCAGCCCTTGGATCCTTCACCTGCCCGCCACTGCTCGTACTCGTACTGTGAGTAGAAGATGCGGCTCTCCTTGCCCTTGTTCGCCTTGACGATCGGTGTCGCCATGTAGGTCAGGAAGCCAGGGATCGCAATCAGCTCGTGCCAGAGCTCGTGGAACAGATTGATCAGTAGGCCTCGAATGTGGCTGCCATCCAGATCCTGATCCGTCATGATCATGATTGACCCGTAACGCAGGTCCTTCACATCTGTGTACTTCTTGCCTGAAGTCAAGCCGATGATCTTCTTCAGCTCTGCAATCTCCTTGGTCTGCTCAACCTTGGCATCGCTTGTGTCCTTGACGTTCAGCACCTTACCCTTGAGCGGATAGACGCCGAAGAACTTGCGCTGTTCCTGAGACAGACCAGACAAAGCCATCGCCTTAGCTGAATCTCCCTCTGTAAGGATCAGCGTGCACTTCGCTGAGTCCTTGGTTCCAGCGCTCACAGCATCATCCAGCTTGGGGATGCCTGTGATACGAGACTGCTTCTTGCCGTCTGTCTTGCTGTTATCCTTGGCGTCCTTGGCTGACTGCGCCTCCAGGATCTTTGGCACGATCGCCAGCTTGCTCACAATCTTCTTGAGCGCATCGTCGCTCAGCTTGAAACTGGACCCGAAAGCGCTCGCCTTGGTCGTCAGCGTCTCCTTAGTCTGGCTGGTAAAGCTCGGGTTCTCAATCATTGAGGTCACGAAGACTGCGAGGTGGTCCTTGACAAGACTCGGCTTAACCTTGACCTTCTTCTTCGTCTCCAAGTACTCTACGATGTGACCGACCACCTGGTTCGTGACACCATCGACGTGCGTGCCACCCTTCGAGGTCCAGATGCCGTTCACAAAGGACATGCTGAACGCCTTGTCTGTGGGGCTGTCGGCAATCGCAATGTGCCAGCGCTCATTTGGGGTCTCGTAGATCACGGGATCGCAGCCGAAGGCCTTGGCATACTCGGTCAGGTTCTTGCACTTCACCGCCGTTCCGTTCCAGGTCACCTTCACCTCCTTGCCCAGGGTCATCGCCAGATCCCAAACACGGCGCTCGATCAGTCGTTGCATGCCCTCATTGATGTTCTGCATTCCAAACCGTGCAAAGTCGGGCATCCAGCTGACCGACACCAGTGACTTGTGCTTGCTCTTATTGACGATCGGCTTCTCGATCTGCGTCATGTTCTTCTTGAAAACCTGTGAGTAGGCGAGGCCGCGGGCCTGGTCAATGACCTCGACCGCCATCTCCCGCGCAAAGATGTTGACAAGCTTCACGCCGTAGCCGTTCTTACCACCCACCAGCTTCTTCTCATCCTTGTTGTAGTTTGCTGACGTCAACAGCTCACCGAAGATCATCTGAGGAATCCAGACCTTGTGTTCTGGGTGCTCTGCAACGTCGATGGGTTCGCCATCATTCGTGATGACAAACTGCTCTGCATCGCACTTGATGGTAATGTTCTTCACTGGGTTTGTAGACTGGCGACTGCGAAGGCGTACAACCTGGTCATGAGCGTTCACCAGAAGCTCATCGATTAGCTTGTAGAAGCCTGGATTCACTGGAATGGTTGCTGACTTGAAGGAGTCGTCATTTCGAAGGAACACCTCTTCCTCAGCAGTTGTCACACTGCCAATGTAGGTGTCGGGGAGGTCGAGGATGTGCTCACGGTGCGTCTTGCGCTGATATGCTGTAGAAAGGTCCGTCATTCTTAGGTGAGACTAGTGTACCTGACTGAACATCATTCGTTTTAAATGAGTTGGGCTTTCAGTGAGTTCGCTTTAAGAAACTAATGCCTCCTAGAAAACAGCTTCCCGAAGCCCCTGTAATTTTTTCATTACGACTTCCTACAGAAGGAAACCTACCTGTGCCTGCAGGGAGCACAGAATCTTTCGTGGATGTGACCCAGGCAACTTGGTCCGAGCCAACACAGACGGCAACAAACTATGCCGAGATTCTCTCTTCGGTTGAAAGCTCACGTATTGCAGATCGGTTTAACACGGACACCATGAAGGACATCCTTGCACGAACACGTAGTCCTCTGTATGGCGCAACAACGGCTTGTCTGTGGTGCTGCCATCCGTTCCCTTGGAAGGCTACAGTTCTGCCTGTGAGCTACGATGCGTATGAGAATATGTATATCTGTGAGGGTCATTACTGCTCTCCCGAGTGCGCCCTGTCATATCTTTACAACGACATTGCCGTAAACGATGTATCACGCTGGACCCGCCACGCCCTTCTGTCGGACCTGTATCGGACCCTGTATGTCAATAAGACCCTGACTCCAGCTCCGCATCGCCATATGCTCCGAATGTTTGGAGGTCCTCTGGACATTGAGCAGTTCCGTGAGTATGTTGCAAACTCTGAAGATATGATCGCAGTCCAGTTACCTCCTCTCCGCCTGTACGTTCCTACCATGAATGTCCAGGGCCCGATCCGTGATGTCAAGAAGTTTGTGAGTCTGTCTCAGGAAACAGTTGACAAGGCATCCAAGGAACTCAGGTTACGCAGGACCAAGCCTGTCCATCAGACGGGTTCCACGTTAGACAAGTGTATTACATCGTATGGCGTCATATAAAGCATGCAGTTCAACGAGATCCTCAAGACTCAAATGATGCTGCAAATGCCCGCTACAAAAAACCCAATGTTGAACATCCTTGCACTCAATGGGTTCGACATTGCCGTCAAGACCTTCCCTACGTGGTCATCGTGGGCGAGGGCGTTTTGCTGTGCTCGTAGGAAGCCTGGTACAGCTGAAGTTCCCCAGTCAGCTCTCAAGACACCCAGGGCAACAATTACCTGTGAACGGGGATCGCCTCCTCAGCAGAACGCAAACAGACCGACTCAGTCAACCATGTATTCAAGTCGCATGGATGCGGTGGTGTTCTTTGTGACTACTTTGCCTGCGATGAAGAGCCTGCTCGGTGTGACTAACCACGATTACCTCCCGAACGAGTTTGAGCCTGTGTGCCTTGATAACGATGTGTACTTTGAGCTGATTGATCTCAAGATCACGGATGGCGCACCCGAGATTATCAAGTTCAGGCTTTATTGCTACGAGCATGATGTTCAGCACCTTCAGACCTTTGTGGATAACTGCAACACGGACTACGAGCGCCGTATGGCAAACAAACTAGGTTCTCATCGGTATTATTTTGACCAGATGGTTCAGACAAAGGCAAAGGGCTCTGTTCAGAATCCGCTTCCGTCTACTCACCTCGTCTACACCAAAACCAAGTTTGTGACGACCCGCACGTTTGAGAACGTTTTCTTTGAGCAGCGAAAGCAGGTTCGTGATCGTGTCAAGTTTTTCCTTGAGCACCGAGACTGGTATGAGAAGAAGGGCATTCCCTACACTCTGGGGTTCATGTTCCATGGTCCTGCAGGAACAGGCAAGACGTCTTCCATCAAGGCCATTGCAAATGCGGGCCGCCGTCATATCATCAACATCCAGCTGTCTGAGATCAAGACCAAGCAGCAGCTCCAGCACCTCTTCTTCAACGACGAGATCCATGTGTTCAATGGCGTCAATACGGAGAAGTACACCATCCCCGTGGCAGAGCGCCTCTACGTGATTGAGGACATTGATGCCATGGGTGATGTGGTTCTCAGTCGTGAGTGGAAGAAGCCCGTTGTGGAGGAAAAGAAGAAGGATGACGATATCTTTGGCGATAGGAAACAGGATGAGAAGGATACCTTTGACCTGTCGTTCCTACTGAACCTTCTGGATGGAACTCTGGAGGCAAATGGTCGTATTATTGCGTTCTCGTCTAACTACCCTGAACGTATTGACAAGGCCCTGATTCGTCCTGGCCGTGTCGATATGATTGTTCATTTCAAGAGGTGTAGTCGTGCTGTGTTGAAGGAGATGGTGGATTCATTCTACGAGCAGGATATTGAGATCCCAGATGACCCGACGCTTGATGAAAAGTGGACACCTGCAGAGGCGATTCGGATCCTGTTCCAGAACTTTGGAGATCCGAAGGCGGCTGTGGATGAGCTGGTGGCTCTGAACCCGAGGGGGTTATATGGCATTGAGGATTCAACACCGCTTTGAGATATCCACAAGCAGGATGATATACTTCCAGATGGCGTCCTTGTTTGCCTCTGACATACCCTCCCAGTAACCCTTCAATTTTTTAATGATAGGGTCCATTGTGTTGTCAGGATCAAACTCAGAGAAGTCATGCTTCAAAAAGAAATCAGAGTTCTTCTCACGAATCATTGTCTCAAACGGGATAACGTGCTTCGTGAACTCAGACAATACAAGTGCAGGATTACCCATCTTCATGAGACCAAGCGCCGTGTCATATGCAGGGAAGTCGGGGTCATCTGGGAAGACTCGAGCAAGTTCACTCAGGAAGGCGTGAAACTGGGTGAAAAATGCGTCCATAAAGATCTTCTTAGACATTACTCTTTACTTTGGTAGAATGTGTAAGTCTACTGACGCACAGGGCCCGCAAACTCGGAGTCACGCTGCTTCTGCATCTGTTCCATCCGTGCAGCAAGATCATTGTTGCGTCCAGCCTTATCACCGTCATAGCTCTGCTTGGTCTCAGGCTCGGGTTGAGGAGGAGTGTACTGGGTATTTCCAATGTAGGTGTAATAAAGCTCATCTGCAACAAACTTGTTCGGCGTAGCCCAGTCAGAGTACATATCCGAGAACCCAGATCCAGCAAACGACCACTCCTGGATACCCTCATTTCCACCCTGGACACTGAGCTTGGACCCAGTGGGCTGCTGGGCGGCAACCTGTGGCTGCTGTTGCGTCGGAACCTCACGACGAGATGTGACGGGCTTGGCAATGTATGCATAGATATCCTTTCCAATGTACACGTCCTTTGTCTCGGGGTTGTAGAGTGTAGGAACGCTCTTCAGAAACGGAGGGAGCTCGTGGCGCTGCTTACCGTCGATAGAAAACATCCTGCAAAGGCTCTCCTTCTTGAGACCCTTCAGCGTCTGGATAATCTGCTGAGAGTGAGAGCAACGTGTGCTATAGAAAAGGATCGGCTGATTGTTCATCTCGTTGCTGTCTCTCTTGAAAAAAACGGATAAGGTATAACGAAAGACAACGTAGATACAATGGAGTCCTCTACGATTTCTCTTGGTGGCTATCGGCTGGACTGTGAGTTTAAGAATGTTCCTGTTTCCTTCGTCAATGGTCTTCGCCGTATTCTGCTTGCAGAGATTCCTACGGTTGTGATCAAGGACGTCAATATTATCGACAACTCAACTAAGATGATTCATGAGATGCTCAAGCACCGAGTGGAGATGCTTCCTGTGAATGTCAAGCCCGATGAGACGGCTGTGATCCGTGATACAAAGCTTGAGCTTCGGTTCTTTCCTCCTGCTACGCCTGATTTGACACGTAAAGCTGCAGTCGAGGTGACCACGGATGACTTTATCGTGGACGGCCCTCGCAAGAATGTGATCCTCAAGGATCGTGACCTGGACACGCCACTGTTCTTCATGCGCCTTCAGCCGTCCGAGTCAATCCACGTCAAGGCGACACTTGCAGTGGAGACCAAGGGTGCGTCACAGGTTTGCGTGGCTACATTCAAGAACCACATTGACCAGGAACTCGCAAAGCTGGACAAGGATAGCTATGTTGCAGTTGCAGGAGACGATGAGGTAGAGCGTGCGACCCGTGCAAAGATCTTTGACAACTATGAGATCCAGCGCTCGTATGCTCGTGATAAGGACGGGCGCCCGTATTGGTTTGACTTTACAGTGGAGAGCATTGGTGTTACTCCCGCAAAGGAGCTTCTGAAGCAGGCAGCCACGATCTTCAAGAAGAAGATTGAGACCTGGTGCGAGAATCCCATTCTGCGTGAGGAGGGCAACTGGTATTCGATCGAGACAGATGAGGATGGTCACACGATCGGCGCTCTTGCACAGAGTCTCATCTATGATGCTGCTCTGGTTGAGTACGTGTCCTATCGTATTGTTCACCCGCTTCTGCCAAAGATGATTGTGCGATTCAGTAGCAAGGTTGCGCCCGAGAAGGTCATTGAGCGGTTCAAGGCAGAGGCGGTGGCACTCTGTGAAAGCATTCTTAAGTCAGTATAATGAGTGAACTATTCACATTCGAGCCCTCTGACTTTCAAGTCATTGAGGACATTGAATACGATGAAACCATTCAGCGACCTGAAACAATCCGTTTTTATACGTTGGAGGAACAGGTGGGTGATGCATATGAAAAGATGATTCCTCGTGGACGGACGACCAAGTTCCAGATGGAGGTCTTAAAGGGTGAGGCTGACCGTCTCCGTGATCTTTATTCGGACTACATTGTTCCCACGTCAGACACCTATCTTTTGCGTGAGCCTGAATACGGAAAGCGATTTGATTGGATTAATCCCGTGTATGAGTCTGCTGACACAACTGCGTATTCCTATGATCAGTCATGGATCCCGTTGTTTGCAGAGGACCGTGTTCGGCTTCCGCATTTTTACCGTTCAATGAATACTTCGCTTCCGAAGCCATATGCAACCGAGAAGGAAGGGACGCCTTATTCGCTAGAGGTTCCCACTCAGTTCGTGAATGACGATGGAAAGGAGCCGATTCGTGCATTGCCCACGTTTCAGTACACTCGTACCCAGCGTCACGAGGATGGACGGTTTGACATTCTGTCGGTGCCGATGGCAAACACGACGGACTCTGTGAACTTCAAGGGCTACTATGCAAAGAAGCGTCCTGTTCCGATTCCGAATCCGTTGCCCGAACATCCGTTCCTGAAGTCCAGTGATGCCGTGATGGTTGAGTCAACAGCTCCTTTGTCTGAGGTTGTCCCATCTATGGATGCCATTCTGACCCATGCGGTTCCCGTGACGTCTGATCCCTATGGTGAGGGCATGAAGTATCTTAAGGTCTATGACATCAAACTTTCGGATATTCCGTGGAAGTCGTGGAAGAGCCGTTTCCCTCCAGCCGAACCCCAACCTGTTGCAGCTGAGCCTGCTGCGATTGACTTCCCTAAGCCTACTGGAGATAAGCCCTCTGAGAACCTGATGAAGTATTACGCCGACTATTCGCCTGGGTATTCTTCCCGTCAGTGGCTGATGGAGCAGATCGATGGTGGTGAGCTGGTTGTTCATATGCTTCTGTCTCAGGCAGGACAGAATGGAACGGTTGCAATGTCTCCTGGTTCCGATGCCGAGTTTGAATACCCAAAGACCACCATTGCAGAGTGTGATCTAGATGGACTTGACTTTCATGATTTCTCTATTCGTGGAATCCTGCGAAGGACCTGGGGATCAAAGGTTACCTACCAGTGTATTCCTCTTGAACTGGTGAAGCAGGAGAGGAAGCGTGACGGCCATCAGAAGCGTCTTCAGTGGAAGGAGACAACCCCCTCAACGATCCTTGATACCTATGTGAAGGCGCTCGTAGCTGCTCGTCCAATCGAGGCAAAGCAGCAAAAGGAAGAAAAAGTGTCCAATCCCACTCGTGAGATTTCCCAGCTTCGCAAGGAGGTTGTTGCGATCCTTGAAGACAAGCGTCGGTTTGCTGAAGATAAGCTCAGGGACATCACGGATCTCCTGCGTGAATCTGTGACTGCCAACAGGACCTATGTGGACTCCAAGGGTCTGTTCTTGATCTGTTCTCACACGCTTGCGATCCTGGGTGGTGATCTGGCTATCGATCGGCGCCTGTTTTACGATACCTGGACAGCTCGTGAGGATGGCTTCCGTGTGTGCAAGTATTGTGGTGAGCAGGTCAATTCGGATGTTCTTGAGGAACAGGAGGAGTTCACAGATGATGGCAGGGTCATCCGTCATGCAGAAGCTCTGCCAGTGAAGACATTCGGGAATGTAGCAAATGATCACGTGAAGAGCCTGTCATCCCTAAAGGAGCTCTTTGACTTCTCCAAGCCTTCGGATGAGGTGTTTTTCATGTTGATCTCTCTGCTCCATATCTTCCCCGAGGTGGATCAGTTCATTCCTATTCTAGACATTGGTCGCAAGATTGCCGCCCAGCTTGAGAAGGCAAAGCTCGATGGTGGTGTGGCTGGTATTGCTCAGGCAATTCTTCTGATGCAGTCCCATGTTCCAGCTCTGGTTCCTCGCAGGGCGTTTGGAAAGAAGCCTCTCACGATCCGAGGATATCCACGTGATGCGCCGAAGCCAGATGGATATACGATCATTGATAGCATGATCCTTGTGCTGACCAAGACGCTGGAGGCTTACCCGACTTCGTTCAAGGGATCTAGTGCTTCTACCATGCGATCAGTCCTGAATTCGCCTAAGAAGGTCCATGTCCTGGTTCAGAAGACGTTGGACACAATCCTCAAGGGATCTGAGCCGATGCGTTCTGCTCTTGAACGTGCAAAGGCAACCGCTCCTGTTGAGGTCACTGCCGAACCAAACACGATGATTCCTGGAGATCTTGCGATGCCAGCCAAGGAGACGTTCGGAAACATCAAGACGCCCCCTGTGTGTCACTCGTATCGTGCCTACTGGACAAGCGCCCGCCCTCCGAAGATCAGGCAGCCTGAAGTTCCACTGAGGTCGGGGATCAATCACTTTGAGAAGCCCGAGTCACTGAAGAAGCTGATTGAGCAGTCTGAGTCCGATCGTGTGGCGCCTGTTACGGTTCCAGTGAAGGATAAGGAAGTGATTGCTCGATTGAAGTTAGGCAAGGATGGTGCCTCTGAGGATTGGCATACCAATGTGATGATTGCGACCCGTCTGGGCAGCGTGTTACAGGAACTGCCACCCGTGAAGACGATTGACCCTACTCAGAAAAGCGATGACCTCCGTGATATCACGAAGGGATACGTGTTTGAGGCAGTCAAGGAAATCAACAAGGATCCTCTCAAGAAGACGAAACTGGATGCGATGAAGAAGAATGACCTTGCGCTGATGATGCTGACAGCAGATGTGAAGAAGGCAACCGAAATCACGAACAGTCTCAAAGCAAAGGAGCGTATCACCTTCACTGAGCGGTTCCGACTGATGACGGACGCTGATCGTGAAATCACCAAGGAACTCGTGGACCGTGGATTGGCGCCCTACATCATCACCAAGCAGGATCGTATCCTCTTTGCAAAGGAGGTTGCCGAGGAGAAGAGGACCGAGGAAGAGGAGACAGGAGTGGGTCGCCCAGTGGATTATCAAGATCAGGGTGATCTACCGATTACAGAGGATATTGTGGAGCGTGGCAATTATGGGGACTACTCCAATGGACCGAATAATGATGGTCGTGACGATTTACAGCCCGATATGTTTGACCGTGGAGATGAACCTATTTAAACGTGACCTGGTAGATTAGACAATGCTAGTGCTTACGATTTGGCTTATCTACTCTGACAGCAACCGCCGTGATGATAAGATTGATGTGTTCCGTGGAGAGCAGGCGACTGATCAGCTGAAGATCACCTTCACTCCTGGCGATTCGGCGAGCCGCTCGATCTACCGCTTCAAGTTCTCTCGTGACGAGGCTCGTCGCTACCTCGGTAACGTGTTCGGCGCTCTCCGTTTCGATCAGGACCCCGCCGAGAAGATCCAGATATCTCCTGTCACTGGCCCGCCAGTGATGTACCACGTGAGCGACCTTGAGGACGCTGAGGAGTCTGTCATGTCAACGATTGATCAGGTTCTCTACACGGACATTAGCCGTGATTACGATTAACTAAACTGCCAGACAGTCGCAGCGGCCGCCAGCTGAGCGGCGATATGAAGCAGAGCACGCTGGGCACCGACCTTGTTCTTGAGGAACGCCCAGAACGTCACCGCAGGGTTGAAGTGGCCGCCCGAGAAGCTACCGAACAGCATGATGCCCGCCAGCAGGGCACCGCTGATCGCAAGGGGGTTTCCAACAAGGGCAATCACACCGATCAGCAATAGGGTTCCAAGATATTCAGCAGCAACAATCTTCCACATTTGGTTTTCTATACAGAAAATGAAACGTAGGAGGTCAAATAAGTAAGAAGGCACCATGTTGACGATCAATGGATACCAAATTGCCAAGGGTCCAAATGAGTTTGCCATCAAGAAAGCTCTCACAGTCAAGCCCTTCTCACTCATCAATCCCCATGCAGTTCCAAGGTATCCCGTGTACTGTGAAGATAAGCATCATCTCTATCTCCCCAAGCACTACGGAATCGAGAAGTTCGGAGAGGTTCCATCCAAGCGAGATGTCGCCGAAACTGATGCAAAGTACTGGACCTTTGCAGGATCCATCCGCCCAGTTCAGCTTCCAGTTGTCAACTCCTTCTTGTTACCCGAACCACATGATGGCATTATCTCACTCCACACAGGTGGAGGCAAGACTGTCTGTGCATTGTATATCGCCTCTCGTCTTCGCCTCCCCACCCTTGTTGTGGTCCATAACACCTTCTTGCGAGACCAGTGGGAAGATCGCATCAAATCCTTTCTACCGAAAGCGAGAATCGGGAGGGTTCAAGCGGGTGTCTGCGATGTAGCCGACAGGGACGTCATCATCGTTATGTTGCAGACACTTTCTATGAAGGAATTGAATATAGATGTGTTCAAGCCAATCGGACTTGTCATTGTGGACGAGTGTCATCACATCGCTTCGGAGGTGTTTGTGCAGGCGTTACCAAAAGTCACCTCGAAATATATGCTAGGTCTGTCAGCGACTCCTGACCGCAAGGACAAATTGATGCATGTGATTCACTGGTTTCTTGGTCCGTTGCTCTACAAGTCCGATACAGGTGACTCCGTAGATACCAAGGTTAATGTTGAGGTGTTTGAGTATGTGAATAATGACGATGCTTTCAACGAGATTGTGATGAGTTCGCAGGGGTACGTGTGTGTTCCTGCGATGGTAAACAAACTTGCAGAGTGCGAAGACAGAACAAAGTGGCTCTGTGGGATTATTGAAGATATCCTTGAGGATGGTCGTCAGATCCTTGTGCTGTCTGACCGTGTTCAGCACTGCAAGGACATTCTTGATGGACTGTCTGAACCAGTCAGAGAAACTGCATGTATCCTTTCACAGACTGTAAAATCAAGTCAGAGGGCAGAGTTCTGTGCATCTAAGAAGATCCTAATTGCGACATATACAATGTGTCGTGAAGGGTTTGATGTTCCAACATTAAATACGTTAGTCATGGCAACACCCCGACCTGACATTGACCAGATTGTCGGTCGTATTTTGCGAGTTGAAAAATCGACGAGAAAGGTTCATCCTCTTATTGTGGATATTGTGGATCCCCAGTTCCGCCGTCAGTTTGGAGCGAGGAATACCCTGTACCGAAAACGCAACTACACCCTTACGCGGATGGCTTTGGGGGCTGTGCCTGCACCTGTTTCGGAGCCTGTCCGATCTTCGCCATGGGAGCCGATGGAGAAGGAGGAGCAGGGAGAGGGCTCACCATGCCTCCAAGCTCATTAGCCGAATCCACGAAGATCTCAATCTTATTTAATCCATTTGTCTCCTCTGGCTTGGAGATATCCATGTATTTTTCCATACGGTGAGAAAACTCCCTTGCAACCGAACTAGGAATAGGAGGGCTCAGCTCGGCCAATCGGTCGTACTGATCCTTCACATA